TAGCCATCGCCATCGCCATCGCCAGAGCCAGAGCCATCGCCATAGCCATAGCCATAGCCATCGCCATAGCCAGAGCCAGAGCCAGAGCCAGAGCCATCGCCAGAGCCATCGCCAGAGCCAGAGCCAGAGCCAGAGCCATAGCCAGAGCCAGAGCCAGAGCCAGAGCCATCGCCATAGCCAGAGCCAGAGCCATCGCCATAGCCAGAGCCAATGTTGCGAAGGCGCAGGAAGTCCCTGATTACATCGAGCGCTTCCATACCTCCACGGCTTCGATGCTCTCAATAGCCCCGTCCGTGCAAGGGATGACCTCGATGACGCCGGTCACCACCATGCTCGGAACCACCACGGAAAACTTGCATCTAGAAGGATTGGCCGTCCCGTTCACGGCGAGTTCCGAAATGGATGCGGCTCCGTCCCAGTACCAGATGCGGCGGCAGTCCGCCAGCTCCACCTCCGTACCTTCCTTTTCCTTCAGGGTTCCGAAGAATACTCCAGCGCGGTCCGCGCGGATGATCACTTTCTTGTTGATGTACTTGTTCATGTCTTTGGTTATTTTGCTTGTTTCTTGATGTCTTTCTTGAGCGGGGTTACCGCCTCCGGAGATACGGCCTTCAGGTCTCCTTCCACCTCAACCAGAACCACCTCATCCTCGCCGAATAGTCCCGGCGTAACGGACGTGATCTTGCCGAAGTGGCACCCCCCCCCCATTTTCCAGGGTTACGCGGACCTTTCGTCCGATAAGGTCTTTCATGTTCATCTCGCGCCCTCCACGATATTGAGTTTCGTAACCTTGACGTAGTATGTGTCACCGTACTGGATCATCCGGCCTTCGACCCTCACGAACTTCCCGCCAATGCCGGCGCCCAGATCCTTCACACCCATTCCGTCCTCCTCAACCCTGCAGTCGAATACAGACGGAACTCCGTCCAAGCCCTCGGAGTGGAGGTCGAACCATCCACCCCAGGAGCCGGACTTTCTGAGCTCTATCGTATGAGAACCGACGCGGCCCTGAATCTCTATCTTGTTGATGTATTCCATGGCGCCCTCCTATTCTATGACGTCCCTGACCTTCCGGAGAGCGAGACTGTTGCTTCCGATCATGATTCTGCGATGGCCCTCGAAGTCGTAGCGCTCGTCAGTCATGTGTATGTCCACCGGCTTGAAGCGCCTGTTCTCCTTCAGGACCTTTTCGTGATATACCTTGATGTCTTCCATGACCGCATCGAGAGAGCGGTCGTAGATGAGCATGTGGCGGTAGTTGTCTATGGCGTATTGCATCACGGCCTCCTCGGCCTTCGTACCGCAGCAGCGGTAGTAGTCGTATACGAACCAGGCATTCATAAGGCTTCCTCCCCTTTCTCCTTTGAAGCGATGATGACGGACGGGACCATGGCCAGGCCGAAGATGAAGAAGGCCACGAAGTCGAAGACTTTGTAGTCGATGTGTGTCAACCTGGCGAGCTGGTAAGCCTCGTTCCAGATAATTGATGCGGTTAGCATGATGGCGAACATGGCCAACAGGAGTTTTACTTTGCTTTTCATTTGACTTTGGTATTTGATGGTTTGAGAAATCATTTGAGGGTGCGGCGTTGAGGCTCTATTCCAGCCGGTGCCGTCGATTGAAGAAGGAGATCAGGTCCTTCCCCACTATGATCTTCTGCTTGTTGCCGTTCCTCTCATGCGTAGGGATGAGGCCGGCGTCGCGGTAGTTCTTCAGCGTCCTGCGGGAGATCCCGAGGATGGCGGCCGCGGTCTTCAGCGGATAGAGCCCTGTGGGGCTGCACTTGATTTCAGCATTCATATCTTTGACAAATCGTTTGAGTTTTCTGGGCAAATGGTCGGACCGTCGCGGCCGTACCATTTATTATCAGTATCAAAATGGGTTTTATAGCCCCGGCATCGACCGGGTGTTTATGCGCTTCTCTGGATTCTCGCCCCGTTGATGGTCTTGTTCACTACGAAGCTGGCTCCTTCAATCTTCTTCGCTGCCTTGCAGACGGCCGTGCGGATGGCGGAAATGTCCTGGCTGGAGGTGGGAACGATGACATAGTCACCCGTCTCGAGAGCCCCAAGCGTCTTCTCGTAATCGACGCCATCCTTGAACTTCAGTGGTTTTTCCATTATTTATTATTACCTTTGGTTATTGCTTTCGGCAACAAAGATAAAGAAATTTCTTGAAAAACAATAGGGAAATCAAGAAATTTCAAGAAATTTTGACATGATGACTGCACAACAGAGGATAGAAGCCATCCTGGATCACGGTGGTTTCAAGAACGTGACTACGTTCGCAAATGTATTGGGATTAGCTGGACCGCAGAAAATCTACGATATCCAGAGCGGAAAAGTGAAGAGCATCTCGGCGGATCTGGCGAACAAGATTTTTCAAGTTTTTCCAGAACTGAATCAAGAATGGGTAACAAGCGGGAACGGCGATATGCTTCGCCCAGGATTCCAGGATTCCAGCCGGATCAATGGAGACGGAAAGGATAGCGTGACCATCTCGTATGCCGACGTTCATGAGCTGATTTCCCAGAACGGGAAGCTCATCGACATAATCATGGAACTAACAAAGAAATGATATGAGAAAGTTTCTGTTCATCCTCATGGTCGCCCTCCTGGCCGGATGCTCAGGCGGTGACTTAATCAGATCCAGGGCGGAGCATTTCGTCCGATCCACCTACCCCGACGTCGACAGGATCTTGTACTATTCCGTTGATACCATCACGCTCGGAGACAACATGAACTACCGCATCGAGCAGGCGAAGGAGAGAGTGAAGATGGCAGAGTCTGCCCTGGAGCACACCAAACGGACGGCAGAGATGAACCGCCGCGACGGCTTCAAGTCTCTCTATGCTTCCGATACCGCGAGGGTGAGGAAATATCAAGAGGACGTCGACCGGGAGACGGCACGGCTTCAGGCGCTCGACTCCCTGCTGGCCAACACCGCCCAGGAAGTCATCGACACGCCGGCCGCCTACAAGTGCTGCATCGCTTACAATGATCCGGCCAACCTCGTATGGCTCCAGCTGGACCCCTACGGAAACCTCCTCGTGATTACGAAGGACATCATGAAGCTGTACTACAATCCAGGGAACGACCTTCCGGGCTATCTGGACATCTATGACCGCTTCAAAACGTACTAGTATTTCCGTTGTTTATTTCCCTCGTTTACACTATATTTGTTTGCAACTTGTTTGCAACTGCAAAAAGGCCCGTTTGCAAAACATTGAGGATTAGGACGTTATCCGTGAGAGTCTGCACGCCTGGAAAGCGTGTGTACCCCAAAAGGGTATCGCGAGTTCGAATCTCGCTCTCTCCGCAACATAACATACCTATAATCAATAGGTTGCACCTTTTACACAACTGTCGCCTTTTACCTAAAAAAAAGTCGGCAGTTGTGCATTTTTGTGCAAATATGTGCATTTAGGGCACTTTCTGTTTGCGACTTGTTTGCACCCTCTCAAACAACTTCTCAAACCATGATCACAACAAAGTTCTACCTCGACACGAGGAAGACCGCGCCGGGCGCAGCCGCACCCCTGAAGATCTCCGTCACCAAGGACCGGACTGTGTCCTACCTCAACACCGGAATAAGGATTCTTCCGGCCGACTGGGACAGCGCAGCGCAGAAGGCCCGCTCCGCCGCCGTCCAGCAGGCCGCCGACCTGAAGCTCGGGAACGTCATCTCCATCTGCCTCGACCTGCAGCGGAAGGGAAGGCTCGACGGCCTCAACGCCAGGGAGGTCCGGGACATGATCCTGGAAGAGATGACTCCCGGGACGACCAGGCAGGAGCGATTCCTGGAAACCCTCCGGACATACGCGGCACAGCCGAAACTGAAGCCAAGGACGAAGGAGATCTACCTGGCCACCGGCGCCAGGATGCTCGCCTTCGACCAGAAGGCCGAACGTCTCACCTTCGCCGACATCACCATCGGATGGCTAGACCGCTTCGATTCCTTCCTTGCCGTCACCTCCCCGAAGAAGAACGCCAGGAACATCCACTTCCGGAACATCAAGGCCGTGTTCAACTTCGCCAGGAAGCGCGGCATCACTCAACACTATCCATTCCTCAACTATCCAATCCACGGCGAGAAGACCGCCAACCGAGACATGTCGGCCGAGAGCCTGAGGCGCCTGTTCACCGCCGAGCTGCCGGAATGGCAGAGGAAATACGTGGACTTCTTCAAGGTGTCCTTCCTCCTGATCGGAATGAACACGGAGGACCTCGTTCACGCAAAGGCCGCCGACGTCGTGGACGGACGGCTCCAGTACCGGAGGGCAAAAACCAGCATGCCGTACAGCATCAAGATAGAGCCGGAATGCATGGAGGCCATCGGTCGGATCAGGGGACGGGACTGGCTCCTCGCGCCGCTCGACACATACGCCTCAACGCACAACTGGACCTCCAAGGTGGACCGGGTGCTGAAGGACGTGGCGAAGGAGCTCGGGCTGCCGAAGATCTCCATGTACTGGGCCCGTCACAGCTGGACCACCATCGCCTACGATCTGGACATCCCGAAGGACATTGTCTCCAAGTCGATGGGACACTCCGGCGGAACCGTCACCGACATCTACATCCATTTCGACAAGGCGAAGATGGACAGGGCCAACCGGCAGGTCATCGACTTCGTCCTCTACGGGAAGAAGCAGCAGACCGTCCAGGACATCCTCAGCAGGAGCTTTGAGGAACTAAAAAAGCAGATAGCCGGGAATGCCGGTTAACTGCTCAATGTGCAAAATTGTGCAACATATTTGCACAATATGCAAAGAAATTGGCGTTTTTGTACAATAATGTACGGCTAATCGTCCCTGATGTAGCGGTCGAAGTTCTTCAGATCAGCGTGGCCGGAGCATTTCCGCAGGTCGTGGACGTTGAGGCCGCGGTCCACGCCCACCGTGATGGCCGTGCGCCTGGCGGTGTGGCTCGTGATGAGCTCGAACCTCGGCACCTCCGTCGAGGTCATGACCCCGTCAACGAACCCGTCCACCCTGACGGTGTCGGTGAAGCCGACGTCTCTCATGAGGTCGTGGAGGCGCCTGTTGTAGTTCCCGATGGTCGCGGTGTACGGGGCCGTGAATCCGTACCTGTCCAGGATCTTGTACGCGGTCTTCGGCTCGATGCTGAAGCGGTCGATGTCCACCGTCGCCACGATGCCCGTCTTCTGCTGGGTGATCGTGAACTTGTTGCGCTCGAAGTTGGACGGCCCTATCCGGACCATGTCGCTGTGTCGCTGATACAGGCACACCGAAAGGACGAACATGTCGCGCACCCTCGACATCGCGTCCCTGTAGTCCTTCCGCCGGCCTGCGTAATAGCGGTCCACGTCGAAGTAAGTGACGCGGGACACGTCGTCCGCCGACAGGGCGATCTCGTGCGGGACGGTCTTCGGAATGACGTACTCCGTGTACGTGGGCGACACCGGCGCCTTGTACTTCGCCGCCCAGGATAGCAGGGCCCGGAGCCTGGCGCACATCACACCGATGGACGTGTCCTTCAGCCCGCGCTGCCGGCAGAACTGGATGAAGTAGCCGTAGAAGATGTCGGTCACCTGGATGGGGTACAGCGTCACCTTGAACTGCTCTTCCATCAGGCGGAGGTTGTGGAGGAGGCCGCCGATGTTCTCCCGATACTTCGGATGGAACTTCGTCCGCGCGTTGGCGCCGGCGATTACGGCCTCGATGAGGGTGGCGTTCTCAAGGTTGATGACGAACGGGTTCGTCCTCGACTGCTCGAGATAGGACTTGAAGCCGGACATGTCGTCCGGGGATGCCATGACGGGCATGGCCACAGATAAGACTGCCATGGTATTGACGAATGTTTAGGTGATGACGAATGGAGAGAAAAAGGTGGAGGGAGCCATTCGTCGAACTCTTTACCCAGGGGATCGGCCCGGGTTCTCCACCTTGGACTACAAATGTGGGGATTATTTCTTGAAGAAACAATAGGCGACAGAAAAAAACGTCCCGCACCTCACGGCGCAGGACGATGACAAAACAAAGGCTTATGAGAATTAAAAGAACCACGAGGGTTACATTCTGAAGATGAACTTGCGGAACGTCCAGACGAGCAGTCCGGCGGTCGCAATCAGGAGCCACGGAAACAGGGCTATTTTAACGCGCTTCCACCACGATAGGGGTCTCTCTACCTTCACCTCCTTTATGCGCTCCACGGCCACGCTGTCCACCTTCACGGTAACGCTGTCCCTCCACCTGTCACGGAACACGTAGCGGTCCCGGTATCTATCTACATATACCGTGTCCCCCTTCATATATTCCCTGATGTAGATGGAATCCCTGCGATAGGTCGTGTCGCGGTGGTGGACGGTGGTGGTGTCCCTCTGGATGACCACCCTGTCTATGATCTTTGGAGAGCAGCCGGCGCAGAGGACAATTATGGCTAGAAGGACTGATACCCTCCTCCACGCCTGCATGCTCATCTGAAGTCCGGATCTCATCGCTCCACCTCCCCGAGCTTGTCGGCCCATCTCTCCGTGTAGAAGGAATAGTAGCTCATCCCCCTCCTCTCGTTCCACCACCACGCCCAGATCAGGGACGGGAGGCCGATGACGATGAGGTAGAGCGGTCCGAGGTAGAAGGACTGGCGGGAATGTCCGAGCTCGTGCTTCTCGGTGTTCCCCTTGTAGTCCTTCAGATCCGACCTGACTATGATGTACCGGCCGAGGGAGATCCCGCCCCGCATCCTGGAAGCGTAGCAGAGCAGCGAGCTGTCAATCTCATAGACGTCCTCCGGCCGGAGGATTGCCACGAGCAGCAGCCCCAGCAGGTTCTGCGGGAGCTGCCACAGGTAAAGAATAGCGACTGCAAGTCCGGAGAAAAAGACTTTCATAAAGTTGGTATAGAATAGAGTTGCTTATCCGTTGAACTCGTAGACCTTCTCCGTCACCCCGTACTGAGGGAGGACGTCGAAGTGCAGCCAGCTGACCGCCTTTTCCATCCGGATCTTGCACGGAAGGAGGTCGGCGTTCCTCTTGATGTGCTGGCGGGCCTGCTCGGCCGTCATGCCTGTGATGGTGAAGTCACCGGCCTTGCCGAGGACATGCGCGGACAGATAGACTGCCTTCTTCTCCTGGACCATCTGGCACCGGTTGCACCGGAGCCCCCGCTGGTGCTTCGTGGATGAGTTGCACCACATCGGTTTTTTCAGGATGTCGCGCCGGATTACCAGGAGGGCGTGGAGGTAGTCGGTGTCCAGGAACTGCCAGGAATTCTCCCCCCACTTCTTGAAAGTGTGGTCGCAGACGAGCTCGTCCACGTCGAAGAAAGGACGGATGGCGTCCAGGATCTCTTGTCTAGTCATTTCTTCTTGTTTTTGCTCACGAACTGCCCCTTGCTGTTTCTGGCTTGAGCCTTCTCGGCGCGGTATTCCTTGAGGAGGGCTTCGACCTCATCTGGCTCGCAGCCGAGCTTCTTCGCAATCTCGCCCGTGAGAGCCTTCTGCATGAGGCGCAGGAACGAGTTCTTCGGGAAGAGGATGAGGAGTGACGCCGAGAACGACCACGCCTCAGACATGGTGATCACAGCGCCGACGAGGCCCGAGGTGAGAGTCAGGTCAAGTGTGGTCTCGGAGGCCACAACCTTGTCGAGACACAGGAACGCGAGGAGGACGGCGCCATACACGGCGAGCTTCTCCACCGTATTCCGCATCAGTTCCGAAAGCGTGAACTGCTTCCTCTTCTGGCTTACCGCAATTCCGCAGGCCAGGTCGATGATGGACGCTATCACCACCGTGTAGATGACGAGTTTACCGCCCGTCAGCGCGTCCAGCACGAAAAGACCGAATCCGGCGAACCAGCCGCAGGGACTCTGCATGATGTCCATCTGTTTGAGCCAGACACTTTGCAAGATGCGTTGCATGTTACTTGTTTTTTGGTTTATGGTTGCACTTAGTCCCATAGTTTAAGCCGTAGGCCAGATGCTTCTATATGTGGGGGCCCGGAGGCCCCCGATCAAGTCAGTCAATTAGGGGTTAAAGCGAACGGGTTAAAATCTCACCTCAAAGATTTTTGACTGATAGGTTGCGATAAGGAGTGCGTTATCGTAGAAGTCCACATCCTCAAACTCTACGGTTGTGTAGGAGGAAAGTTCAATCTCTGCCAATCTGCGATGGGTGGCCGTGTCGTACACATCCACACCTCGTTTCTGCCCCGCCCCGGACGCACCATAGCAAAACCAAATCTTTCCGTATTTCACCGAATACCCCTGGGCGGTCACATCGGCTGTCGAATAAATCTTGTCGGTCTCCCATCGGTCGATTACATCATCTTCCGTGAGGGTGATGTCCCCCTCGGAAACCGCCACCTTGCGGAACTTGATGAAGATTCTCGGCCCGGTGTCCCCTTCCCGTCCGTTACCCCACAAATAGCCATCGTCCCCTATCATCGTCTGCCCGATGGTAGAGGTAATGGTCTGCACGATGGTTGCGGTATAGTCTGCGGCAATGCTCACCACATAGCACTTGTTGTTGTCAAGTCCGGCCACATAGAGGTACGGGAAAACCTGGCCGCTTTCGATGGTCGGGGCAAATTGGAGTGCGTTGGAGTGTCCGGTCGCAAGTGTGAAACTACTTACTTGTGTAAGAGTTCCGTCCGCACCGATTGTATAGATGTATTTCGTTGAGCCGTTGCTGAACGAAACGAGAAGGTTTCCGTAGATGGCCATACCTTGTTGGGATGCAGCCCGGCTACCGCCCCATTCCTTGATGCCGTAGTTTTGATTGGTACGGATGGACAACATCTGCCCGGTGTATTGTAACACCGTGTATTCCGAATCAATGTTAGGGTAACGGGATTCCTCCGTTACACGGGGGGCGAGGTTATCATCGCCACTTTGTAAAACAATCTGTCTCATATTTATTCGTCGTCTCCTGCGGTTATGGTGTCATTCTCGGTGAGATTGAAATAGAGTTGGTTTGTTACGGTGTTCTTGATGCACGGTATCCCGTTCACGGTTCCCGGTATGTATTCGGCTATCGTCACATCATTTTTAACAATCGTAGCACCATAAAATTTGCCAAGTCCTTTGCAGGCATCCGCACCTTCGACCGATGCCGTCCCATCGTGGGGCCAGGCGGTCACGAGATTAAACACACAAAAGCCACCGTGAACATAACACACACGGTTGGAATTGGTATAAAGTTGCGTGTTGTTTTCGTCATTGAATAGTTTGAAGGATGCGTCCTGCTGTGATTCCCCCGAAGAAAGTTTGAACTCCCACCGATACCTCGTTGTACTGGATGCCGTTATTCCCGTAGAGGTGAAACCCAGAGAGCCGAGCAATACTCCAACCTTCCCGTCATTCCTACGATACCCGGCAAGTCTCGCACGGGATGCAACCGTCCCGGATGTCGGGTTGGAAGAATACTCCGTCCTAGCGGAAAGTAGATAACCATTTCCGTTTGTCAGTATTCCACGGACTTCCAATGTTGCCCCGAATAGTTCGTTCTTATCGAAATCATCCAATAGGATGTACCCGGCCCCCGTGTTTTGCAACCAATCGGTTTGAACAAAATCCCCGGCATTGATATATGTCACGGAAATCGTCTTCTCGGAAATGATGGTATTGTTTGAGGAAGAAGTACACCTAATCGTAACCGAGTTGTTGTTCGCTCCCACCAATACGGTGAGATTGCACTTACCATCCAATTCCGTTGCAATACTTGCGTAATCCCCCCCCGAAACGATGCTCCAAGTCACGGTCTTCTGCGTAGTCCAACCGGGTTGGAAAACGGGAATGTATGTTGCGGAGACACCGTTCACGGAATCCGGGCCTTCTATCGCAAGTCCACGGATAGGGATTCCGACAAGGGGCGTAACCGTTCCGAGGTTATCGTTTGAAAAGTCCACACCGGGAACTAAAATTGCCTTTCCCATAACTTATAAAAATTGGAATGTTAAATTTTCATTACCGATTGAATGGATGCCGTCAGAATCAATCTTAACCCCAACATTGAAATCTCCGTCCACGAAAAAGAGACCGTCTTCTTCGACTTCGACACCACTTCCCTCGATTGCCAAGTCATCCACTTCGGCCTCTAACTGACTGATCTCATCCTTGAGCGCTTTTCCCTGGGCGGCGGTCAGGCCCTTGGTCGCATCGTTCGTGGTGAGGTTGTTGACCAGCTCGTAGGGATAGTCCACGCTGGAGCCGGTGTTGCCCTGCATACCCTGCGGGATCGTGATGTTCAGGACCGGCGCAGCCGCCGTTCCGGTGATGGTCACGACCACAGGCGTACCGGGCTGTCCGGTGGTCACTTCGCCTACCGTAAACGCAGGGGTGTCGCCGGCCACACCCTTCGGGATCGTGAGATTCAGGACGGGAGCTTCAGGCGTGCCGGTCATGGTGGCGGCGGCAGGGGTGCCGGGCTCCACCGTGGTCACGGTGCCGATGGTGATGTCTGGCGTGACGCCCGGATCGCCCTGGGCGTTCTCTTCCGTATCGACGTACTGCTCAGTCTCCTCGTCCCACTCGTACCAATGGCCGTTCTCTCCAATGTAGGGAGACTTACCGGCGGGGCCGGTATGGATGTCCACCATGTGCTCGGCGGCAGCTGCTGCTTCATCGGCCCGCTCGGCAGCGGAGAAGGCGGCCTCAACGGCTTCCTGGAGAATGGAAGACGAAACGTCCTCCACGGTGATCTCGACGTCGATGTCCGGATCATCAATGGTGATGCTCTGACCAGCCTGATCATCCGTCCATCGGACGAAGGTGAAGGCAGGCTTGTCATAGGTCTTCGTCTCGCCGTCATAGGTGCAGCAGACGATGACGCGGTTCACGCCGGGGTACTGCGGCTTGTTGGCCGAGTACCGGCACACGAGGATGGTGGAATCATCCCCGTCGATTTCGATGTCGCAGCGGCCAGCGAGGGAGCGCTGGCGGTCCGAGTAAATCGAGGCCTTGATGTTGGTGAGGTCTGACCAGTCGATGGCCACGCCTCCGTCCTTCAGCTTCAGCCGGATCTCAAGGTCCGAGGACACCCGGATGTTCGGTAGGGTAATTGTGCTCATATCTATTCTGGTATAGATGTTATGGTTTCAGAATCGACCGACAGCACGGCGGTAGGCAGCGTGACGGCCTTAAAACTAATCTCGGCATCCTTCAGGTTCCAATCGTAGGACTCCATCAGAGCCCAGGAGCCGTGAGACTGGACGAGGAGAGGCTGTTCGAACCTTCCGACCGGGAAGTCTATCGTGCCGGTGATTTCAATGCGGGCGGCCGCGTGGACCTTGGCATAGTTGAGCGCAGTCAGGGAAAGGTAGTCCAGCTCGCTGTTGTCAGCGTCGTCATAGGATGTCAGTACATGCCGGTCGACGTACCAGAGGAACACTCCCCGATAAAAAGTCGTCCGGATGAAGTTGGACGTCGTCATTCTACCGCCGGCGATTTCGAGATCTTCAGCAGAGCCACGCGCCCCATTGTCAATGATGATAGTATCTTCGTAACCTTTAATCGTCGACGCCTCAACGCTAATGTCATACACCTCGACCAGCTTTCCGTCTACTTGTATCGTGAGACTTCCGAGCTCGTCTTTAAGAGGGGCCGGAATAACTATTGACACCTCCTGAGTCGATGCAATTTCGTGGTCAGGATTCGTAGCCGTTATGTCCACGCTGGTCCCCAGATCATTTGCACCGGCATTCCAGCCATCGTCATTCGTGTAATAGATTGTTTGTGCAGGATTCCCAGATATCCAACTAGCATGAATATAGAGCCTGGACTGTCCCTGCTGATAGATTGATGAGAGCGCGTTGTTTTTGCTTACACGAACAGTGACCTTAAAGTCGACCATGAACCTACGGATAAGTTCGCTCGACCAGAGCTTCCCGCACATGGCGTCCAGCGCTGCCGTCGAATAAGAGCCGAGATTGTAATAGCCTCCTGCAGCCACGAAATAGGCATTCTGCTCGTAGCCAGTATAGCCGGACACGTTCCACCCGTCATCCCTGACGGAATTGAATCCGTTCTTCCAATGCCATGGCGCGCTAACCTTGACGCTCTTCTTCGCCGGAGACACTCTCCTGGTGAGATAGCCGACAGGCCACATCTGCGCCACGCCCATCTGGCCGACGGTCGCCGTAAGATTGTCGATATTCAGGCTGTATGTGTCAGTATTCGGGTTAACCGGCGTAAAATAACCGGGGACACGTCCGCTGCCGTTCACGGCGATGTCGGTCTCCCTGAAAAGAAGCCACTTTCCGTCCCATTGTGTGATGGCGAAGCGAAGCGTCTTCAGCAGATCCAGGAGGACATCGTAGCAGTTGTCTCCGTCATGATAATCGAGGTCGATGAGGACGCCGTCTATGAATTCAGCCGCGGTCTTGCCGTGCTCTTTCAGGGAAGACACAACATAAATTCCTTCGCTCAATCCAGTCTGGCCGAGAATCGTCGTCAGGTGCTCCCTTATCGTCTGCTCACCTGCGGGCGCGAAGTCGTATTCCTTGAGAACACCAAGCCCGTCCGTAGCCGTAACCTTCACATCGTATGGCGGAGCTATGTCGGGCTCGCTGTATATCTCCGTAGCAACGAAGCCTTGCCAAATCAGAATGGCGCCGTGATAGACCTCAATTTTGTACTGCTGCGGGTCGCTGGTATAGAGGAATGAGAATTCGCCCACCCCCAAATTGTCCACTTGGCACTCCAGCGTGAGCTCGCAGCTGGTGGAGCGGAGCGGTCCGTTCTCCTGCATACGGATGATCGGAGCGGAGCCCAGGGGACGAGTCGTCACGCTGCCGGAGTAATCCTTCTCCAGCAGCCGGATCTCGTAAACAATCCCGTGCTCGTTCTCGAACTTGAACTTATATTTCGCACCGTATGCCATTATCTCGTGTAGTAATTTCGCTTATTCGTGTTGTTGATGACCGCTATCAGCTGGTCGCCATTCGCTTCCAGTGAGCCGGTTACTGTCACATTTACCTCACGGGTCTCATAGCCTCCACCGCTTCCGCCTGATGAATACCCTCCAGAATATCCTCCACCGGCCGCGGAATAGTCACCGTTTGCCACAGCAGAGAGGGAGGACTTCACGGCAGATCCGAGAGCGACGAGGGCGGCACCGGCGGCAATCGCTATATAGGGGTTGTCCATGTGCAGGGCCGCCTGTATTCCTTCCGAAGCGAGACCGGCAGAAATAGCAATCTTACCGACCGCGATGGCCATGTCTCCAAATGCGGAGAGGGCCGCGTTCTTGAAATCCCCCCAGGCGTCGCCGCCTCCGGCTAGCGTGCCGACGAGGTTGCCGATGAGTTCCGCAGACTTGGTGACGCTGGACTCCAGCAAGGAATTTACCTCGTTCGAGATGTCCTGGATCTTCTGCGTGTCGGCTTCGAAACCGATGCCTATAGTGATGTCTCCCAGTTGAGCGTTGATAACGTCCCTCCAGTATTCCTTGTTCTCAATCTTCGGAATGACCGACAGCTGAGGACCGGTAACGCCTGGGAATGACGGATTCATACCGCCGGAAAGACCGGCAAGGCCCTCGTTCATGCTTGACCACTTGGAACGGACCGCGGCGATGGCTGCCTCAAGTTCTTTCTGCTTCTTGATGAGCTCGTTCGTCTTCGCTATTTCCGCGTCGGTCGCCCTTCCGATGGAATTCTTCACACGAAGCAGGGACGTGGCCTCCTGGGTCAGTTCCCTGTCGACCTCATACTCCCTGGCGGCCGCCTGCAGACGAAGTTCCTCCTGGTCCTTCGTATTGGTGGCAAGGCCGGCAAGTTCGTTATAGTACGCCGCGATCTTCTGCTCGATGGGAAGGACCATCTCCTTCTTCTGAGCGATGAGGGTTTCAGCGGCCGCGATGGCGTCGGACCTGACGGCGATAGAATTCGAGGTGTCCTTCGCCAGATTCAGCTGGGCCGCTATCTGGTCGTTTATCTTCGCCAGCTCAACGGCGTTCTGCTTCCGCTTCCATTCCAGCTGCCCGATCTTCTCGGTGAGGTAGGCCGCATCGTTCGCCCGCTCATTCGCAGTTTTCAGCTGCATGGTGTAGCTGGCCATGCCTTGCGCCTGCAATCCAGGAATGAGGACTCCCCAGGAAGCTCCCGTCGAAATGTTCGCCTTCAGGTTGGCTCCGAGGGTCTTGAAGAACTTGGTGAAGCCGCTCTCGGTCTCAGCCAGGGCCTTGCCGAAGTCGCCACGGAAATCACGCAGCACCTGGCGGTAAGTGTCGACATAGGCGGCGGTGGCCATCTCGATATTGGCTCCGGCCACCGTCTGCTTGAACGCATCCGCCTCGTCCTTCAGGGCCTTGAATCCAGCGATGGCGGCAGAGATCCCGAGACCAGCCAAGGCCGTTCCGACCGGGCCGATGGACTTGAGGATATTGCCGAAGGCCGCGACGCCGGTATTTCCGCATTCGGAAAGCTTCTGGCCGAGGCCCTTGATGGCGGACGTCATCTGGCCGATCTTGCCGGTATTCACGCCAAAGGCATCGCCAAGCGACGAAAGGGCCTGAGTGCCGGTCTTGTCGAGGTCCTTCAGACCCTGCTTGACCTGCTTCGCCCCTTTCTCGAAGTCCGAAGTATCGGCTCCGATGCCTATCTTCATGTTGGGTTCTCTTCCTGCCATGGTGTGTTACCAGTTCACGTGTTCCATTAGTTTTGCGAGGGAGGCCTTCTTTTCCTCCTCGGTCATCTGGGAGAGTCCGCCGTCATCCACCTCTTCCTCCTCATCCCACGGGAACGGCATGAATTCGTGCGGCTTCAAACTCTTTCCCTTCGCCAGCTGGAGGTTGAAAAGGCGGAGACCGACTCCGCGTATCACCTCCGCCTCATGCCGTCTCTCGGCGTTCCGGTCCTCTATCCAGACCGTCATGGCCTCCCAGTATTCTCCCTGCCTGAGAAGGCCGAATGATTCGATGTCAAGTCCGAGGCGGGCGATCGCCCAGCCCCGGACCTGTCCTATCGTCAGGGCGCGGGCTTTTCCTCCCGCTCCTCTTTTTTTGGGTTTTCCACCTCCATCTGTGGCGAGCTCTGCCTGACGTAGATCTCCATGAAGGCGGCCACGTCGGCGGGCCCGATGATGGCTCCGATGTCCAGGACGGAGAGGGAGAATTCCCTTCCGTCCAGGCGCTCGCCCTCCCTGATGCAGGCCCAGATGAGCGCCGCGATCTCGGAAGGCCGGATGGTGTTGAAGCTAGCGAGCTCCTCGATGGTGTCACGGCCGACGGCGGCGAGGAATGCCGCCAGGGCGTTCCAGTTGACCTCAACGCGGTAGGTCTTACCGGCAATCACGATGGTGTCCTTCTTCATAACCGCTCGTGATTAGGAGGCCGTCACGGCGCCGGTCACCCGGAAGTCCACGGTGTAGGTGGCGTCGTCGGAAGAGTTGGAGGATTCGCTGTAGTTGGTGATGACGCAGTTGCCGGAGAGCGTCTTGCCGGAAGTCGTGGTGTACGTGAAGGCGAGAATGGCCTGGGAGCCGGTCTTCAGCACGTCCACGATGATGTCGTCGCGGTCGAGGATGGAAGAGCTTCCGCTGGTCACGTCGATGAGACCGGTGGCCCGGAAGGTCACGTCGTGACCGGTGATGGAGACCTGGGTGGCGCCGGAGTCATCCTTCGTCAGGGACTCCTTGGTCTTCGCCGCGATGGTCAGGTCGTCCTGGGTGCGACCGGCGAGCGTCTTGTTGCCGATCTTGAAGGCGATGTTGTAGCCTGGTACGGGTGTTGCCATGATGTATCTGTTCTTTAATGGTTTCTGTTACTCCTCCGGAACATAGAGCTCCAGGTCGCCGGAGACGCGGAAGTCCGCGGTGAAGGTGGCGTCATCGGATGCGTTCGAGCTCTCGCTGTAGTTCGTCATCACGCAGGAGCCGGTATACGCGGCACCGCCGTCCACCACGTAGAAGAAGTCGACCGGATCTCCGGAGAGCATCAGGTCAATGAGGTCGTCGCGGTTGTAGTCCCCCGTCACGTCAATAAGGCCGGTGGCCCGGAAGGTGATGTCGTGTCCGGTGATGGCAACCTGCGTGGCTCCCTGGTCATCCTTCGTCAGGGATTCCTTCGTCCTGGCCGCGATGGTCAGGTCGTCCTGCGTCCGCCCCGCGATGGTGACGGCGTCGTCAGGGTCGCCCGTGGATGACGGGTCGAGCTTGAAAGCGATGTTGTATCCTGGTACTGCCATAGTGCTATGAGTATTGTGCTAGCGAGTAATAGAGCTCGATGGTCCAGACGCCGTTCACGCAGTCCTTGTCGCAGGAGATCAGCCGGGAGCTGTACTGGGAGCCGTAGCCCATCCCGTTCCCGATGGCCTCCTCCACGGTCGCCCGCAGGGTGTCAGCCTCGCTGAACTTGTCGGACACGATCCTGACGTAGGTTTCGCCGACGTACTTGCAGACGCCGTCCTTGTCGCGGACGGGGTTGACCGTCATCTCGTAGGTGACGAAGGGATATTCCTTCGTCTCGTCCTCGGAGAGGCGGACGTCAACCTTCGCCGTGGTGAGCAGGCTGACGAGCTGTGTGCGTAGGCTTTCGGTCATCGGTCGTATAGTTTTTCCTGTTGCTCGGCCATCGACTTCTCGAAGGCTTCCATGAATGGCCCGTCCCATCCTGCGATGGCGGCCTCGAAAAAGTTCTCGTTGGGCTGGCCAACATTGTTGCGGCGGCTCTTCGTCCCCCGCTTGACGGGGCTGTCGAAGTGGTGATTCGGGTCACGCTTCGTTATCGTCCCGTAATTCTTCCAGTAGGCCTTGAACCAGTCCGGCACAGCGTCGCTCCCGTTCTTCGTCTGCTTCCTGTTGAACAGACCTACCAGGGCGTTCTGGTTATTCGTGACCTGGCCCTTGAAGACCTTGTACTTCACCAGGCGGCGGAACCTCTGCGGGGTCTTCTGCCGGATCTGCCTGGCGGCTTTCTTCGACGCTTCCCGCAGGGCGGTCTGCGTCATCTTCACGGCGTTGGCCGGAGCGGCGTCCATGCAGCGCAGGCAGTCGTCCAGGCCTTCGATGTGGACCACCTGCGCCATTACTTGATGGAATGGAGCGACAGGACGCAGACGGGAGAGATCCTGGACACCGGGTCGATGCCGGTTATCTCATAGTCAATCCCGTCCAGGACGATCTGCCAGCGGGTGGTCAGTTCCGGGATCTTGTGGATGGTCAGCTGGACGTAGTCGCCCTCCTCCAGGTTGGTGTTGGACACCATGTCGCTGACGTTCCGCTCTACCTTCGCGTACACGTCCCGGAAGAAGATGTACGTGAATTCCTTCTCGCCCTGCGAGCCGGTGGACTGTACGCACCGGTTCACGGTCACGAGCGTCTCCAGCTCGCCGAGGTTAAACCTGCTCTCCATCGTTAAGCCCCCACGAACGATAAGGACGGAGCAGGTTCTGCGACGCCTTCGTCAGGGTCTCCACGTGGTCCGTCGGATTGTTGAACAGGGACGCTGCGTCCATCAGGATTGCGGCCTTCATGTCGAACGGAAGACAGCGGTAGCCGGCGAGGTACGTGACCTTCATCTGGCTCCCAGTTCCGTTGACGGTGAGGACCTTCCCGTTCAGCACGTAGTCGGTGGAAGCCACCCCGTCAACCTCAAGGCCCACCATCTGGGTGTTGGGGACCTTGAGGGTGAGGGTGGTGGTGAAAGGCACCGTCTCGATGAACTCCGACCAGAGAATCACCTTACCGATATGATGCTCCGCATGCTGGACGGCGGCCATCATTTTCTGATAGAGCTCGGCATCCAGGTCATCGGACGTCATGCGGATGTGGCGCTTGAACTCCTGGAGGAGTCCGTTTGCGCTCATATCGACAGGTGTTCTCTCGGTCATGGCTCAGGGATTTAGGAGATGGTGATGTCCTTGATGGCGGCGAAGGCCTCCGGATGACGCACGAGGACGTCGTGGTAGGCCATGGCGCTGATTTCGAGGACGCCGTTCGCCTTGGCGGTGTACGGGTCGACGATGAACTGGAGACCGCCCCAGCCACCGACGAGGACCTCGCTCCAGGGACCGAACAGGGCTGCGGAGCAGACCTCCTCGGCGGAACCCTTGGTAAGGTTGCTCGGGAGGGCGTTGCTCATGTAGAACGGATAGCCGTTCACCTTGCCGTCGTTCAGCAGGTAGACCGGATAGCCGGCGATCTGCGGGATGGTCTTCATCGCGCCCTGGACCTTCGCGTTGGACACGTAGGCGAGGGTGTTGTCGAGCAGGCCGTTGTCGATGCCGACTTCGGTCTCCATCTTGACGAGGTTGGCGTAGGTGATGGCGCCGCCGTTCGTGCCGATGGCCACGACGTTGATGCCAGCGTCGTTCAGCACGCCGGTAGGCTGGCCGCTGGAGCCGGAGCCCGCGAAGATCGCGGCGTCGAGGGCGGCAGCGTGGGCCTTCACCATGTCCTCCATGATGAGGCGGTCGACGTCCTTGGTGCTCTGGTGGAGCACATCGTAGGTGATGCCCTGGAGAACCTGGAGGCGCTTCGGGGACAGGACCTTCTTCGCGTAGGCGGGCTTCTCCTTGGAGGCAGCGGCCTCTTCGGCGACCCAGGATGCGTCAGCACCACCGGTCACGATGGCGACGTTGCCCTGCAGGCCGTTGATGTAGCGGACGCCGAGCTTCTCGCCCAGCATCATGCCACGGAGCTTGCCGTCATAGGAGAGGGCGGTCTGCTCGATCCAGGCCTGGCCGTAGTTGGCCTCCTGGCCGTTGGTGTAGTAGTACGTGCGGAGGAAGGAGGACGGAAGGAAGGCTCCTTCGGCACCACCCTTCATGCTCGCCTGGAACTCGCGCTTGCCCTCTTCGGACAGCTCGGCCTCGATGCCATCGAGGTTGCCGGCGGCGGCCTGGCGCAGGAACTTGGAGATGGAGAAGCGCTTCATTTCAGCCTCCTCCTTCGGGGAAAGGACGCGCTGGTTGGCGAGGGCCTTGCGGGCAGCCTCTTCGATCTGCGCCTCCTGGAGGTCGTTGGTCAGACCACGGACCTCATCGGCCAGGGTGGCTTTCTGCGCGGCATCCTGGCAGGCTTCGAGCTCGCGCACCTTCGCGTCGAGCTCGGCGGAAATCTCGTTCGAGTTTCTCATGGTTAGATGTTGTTTTTTGCCAAAAGGGCGCGGGCCCTGGCGATGGTTGATGTATAGTCAGCTTCCGGTTCGTGGACGTCGTCGCCCTCGGTGTCCGGCTTTCTGATTTCTTTCTCTTCCTCCACGTCCCAGCCCTTGCGCTCCTCTTCGAGGGCGCGCTTCAGAGCGTTCGCGTTTGAGGGGATGTTCACGACGGAAACCTCGAGAAGTTCCATTCCGCCGTAGTAGTAGACCTTCGGGTCCTCTCCTCTCTCCTCGTCGCCCATGTGGCCCTTCGCGGTAGAGCGGAAGCCGACGGACACGGCATGGAGGGAACCGAACTGGAGCTTGCGGAAGATCTTGTCGGCCTTCGCGTTCAACTCCTTCGGCTCGAAGGTGATGCGGACGATGAGTTTTTCGTCCTCGATGAAGGCCACGCCCTTTCCGATGACATCGTCCGGATCTGCGGACTTCGTCCAGGAATCGCCGTACACGTCGTGCATGTAGCCGACGATGCCATTGTTCTCGTAGCGCTTCAGGTCCCACTTGTCCACGGGGAGGACCGTCCCGTAGGAATCGACGCTGGAGTCGGAGGCAACGAACTCGACGGTCCGCTTCTCCTCGTCCACCTTCCGGATTTCCGGGGCGTCGTTGAATCTCCTGATGATCTTGTTCTCGTCCATAGCTCAATGATGGCTGCTGGTTTAGGAAGCCTTGTCGGTTGTCGCCTCGATGGCGGTGCCGTACTGGTAGGTGCCGTCATACTTGACGTAGAGGCAGACTTCGTAGGTGGTGTTCGCGGAAAGACCGGTCTTCGTGATGGTGATGTCCTGGCTGTCATCGGAGACATGGGACCAGCTGCTGCCGCCCTTCGCCCGATAGGCGACTCCGTAGGTCGCCCCGTCCTTGTACCACTTCACGGAGCCGGTGATCGTGAGGCTGTTCGCCGTATGGCCCGTGCAGGTCGGCGTCCCGATTTCCGCGATGTTGTTGCGGAAGATGTTCATGAGTACGTTCATTTCTCGTCAGTTTTGGTGTCGTCGCCGACGGTTGTGTAATTCAGCGGGATGCGCGGCTCGTCGAGGCCCGGGAGGAGTTTCATGCCCTCAAATTCGCGCGCCTCGTTAGGCGTCATCCAGCCGGCGTTGATGCCCTTCTCGTAGAAGACGGACCTCGCCTGGGCGTCGCCACGCATGAGGCCGTTCAGGTCAAACTTGATGTGGTAGGACTTCCTCTCGGAAGCGGTGAACAGCTTCTGCTCAAGCTGCTTTTCCAGACGCTTGCAGATAGGCCGCAGGGAATACTCGCCGAAGAAGATGTTCTGCTGCTCGATATTGCTGAAGGTGGCGTGGCTCAACTCTGCCAGCATGTGCGGCGGGATAGAGAATATCCGCGCGATGTCGTTGATGGAGAAAGTCTTCGACTGGAGCAGCTGGCTCGCCTCGGGGCTGATGTTGATGGCCTTGTACTTGAATCCGTACTCCAGGAGAGGCGTGGACCCGTTGGTCGCGGTCGCCTGGTAGTGCTTCATGAAGTTCTCGTAGTCATCGTCACCGAGGGACTGGTCCGTCTCCAGGGTTCCCTTGATGGCGCCACCGGTGCGGAAGAAGTCCGAGGTGAACTTCTGCGCCGCTATGCCTTCTCCGATAGCGGCAGCGTTATAGCTGATCGGGTCGACGCCGACGATGCCGTTTCTGGTGAACAGCATGAAATGCAGCATCTCGTTGTCGAGGTAGGTTCCGTCCAGGAAAGAGAAGTCCTTGTCTCCGGTCCTGACGACATATGCCTTGCTGCCGTTCACGAAGTCGACCGTCACCCAGTCCGGGTCAACCTGGTCCAGGCGGACCGGCTTCCCTTTGTCATACCGGATGATCACGAAGGCGTTACCCTTCCCCAGCACCCAGCCGAGGACGGTGAACCAGAACGTGAATATGTCGGTGTATGGATTGGGAGTGTCCGAGAGGAGAGCGAAGGCCGGATGATCGGAGGCGGGCTCGTAGCCGCCGTCCTTGGTCTTCACCATGACGGACTTCGGAAGTCCTGCTATGTTCTCGGAGAGCAGCTTGATGGCCGCGAAAACGGCCGTGAACTTCAGGGCGGTGTCCGTGTTGACCGTAACCCCGGCGTCGATGCCGTTGTTGTATACGCTGACGAGGTTGCCGATACTGCTAGACGGGCCAAGGAGCCAGCTTCGCAGTGCGCCCTTCAGACCTTTGCGTTCGGGTTTCTTTGCCATTTCGACACAAGTGTCGGTAAATAGCAAGAGAATGTACTGGACAATTTTCCGAAAGTCTAAACCAAATGACAATCAGCGCCTATCACGGCGTTTTCGGAAGGCGTCGAAGGATTTGAAGCGGTCCTCTCCGAACACGGAATTATACTCTTCATTCAGCTCTTCGAACACGGATTCCTGAGAGACGGAAGGGTCTTCCATCCTCCTCTCCTTCAGCCGCTCCCAGAAGGCGGCGATGAAACCCTCGTCCGTGACGAGCCTGTGGACGTATATCATAGCCGGATGGTGCGAAGAGTATGGTTGCTGTATGCCTGCTTGTTGTTAGCGGTCTTCGTCAGGAGACCGCCGATGGCGTCGACGAGAGCAACGACGCCGTCTATCTTGTTCCTGGATCTCGCCTTGTCAAGCTTGATGTTCGCATTCGGGTCGCGGTAGATCACCACGTTCCTGAACATCCACCGGATCACCGGATTCCCGAGGAAGTTCAGCTCGTGCCGGAGCACCCTCGCCTCCAGGTCCTTCGTCGGAACTGACATGAAGCGGATGCTCTGCTGGTATTCCATCAGCTTCGAGTCATACTTGCCGAACCGGTTCTTAAGGTCCCACATGCCCCAGGGGTCGAAGGCGATGCACTTGACGTTGTACTTCCCGAGCTCGTTCAGCAGCTGCGCCAGATACCAGTCCTCGTCCAGGACCTTTCCGGGCGCCACCGTTATCCATCCCTGCTCGTGCCACAGCCGGTAATCCACCACGTCGTCCTCGACGCCGTTGTCCTGGATCTTCGCCTCCGGGATGGTGAACAGGAACTTCGCCACGTTGAACTTCGGGAAGAAGAAAGCCGTGGCCGTGATGTCGGTCTTCGACGCGAGGTCGATTCCGACGTAGCACTCCGCGCCGGCCAGCTGCGCCTCGTCGAAGGGCCCGCCGTTGGCGGCCACCTCGTCGTCCGGAATCCACACCTCCGGAGCGTCCACCCACATGTTCAGGTTCTTCGTCTGGAAGGCGGCCAGCGTGGAGCCTCCCTTCTCGCTCGCCTCCTTGCACTCGTCCCTCATGTACTTCTCGCCGAGGGAGACTCCGAAGTTCGGGTTCACCTTCCTCCACGTTTCCGGATCGTCCCAGCGGTCGCCTTTGTCCGGCTCGTAGAGCATGATGAAGTGATTGTCCTTCTCCTTGATTCCGAGAAGCACCTGGCGAAGGAATTCCAGATCCTGGAAATAGGGATAGGAGGTGTCGGTGCCGGCGGTTGAGATGGAGAAGATGAGAGGCTGGGAGCGGGCGCCGGTGCCGGTCTTCAGGACCTCGTAGATCTCGTTCGTCTTCCAGGCGTGGCGCTCGTCGCAGATGCCACAATGGATGTTAAGGCCGTCCTTGTTCTTCGTGTCCTTGGAGAGCGGCTTGTATGTCGAAGCGTTCTCCTCAACGACGATGGAGCCTTTCCTGAACACCCTGGCGAACTCGAAGAGGTCGCAGTTTCGGACCATCTCGGCCGACGTGTCGAAGCAGATCTTCGCCTGAGCCTTGTCGACTGCGGCGGAATACACCTCGGCGGCGGACTCCCCGTCCGCTATCAGCATATAGAGCGCTATCACGGCGGCGAAGGTGGTCTTGCCGTTCTTTCTGGGGACGTACACGTCCGCATAGGTGTAGCGCCGCTTGCCGGTGGAGCGCATCTTCCATCCGAAGATGTTCGCCACGATGAACAGCTGCCAGTCCTCCAGGAGGACGGGGCGGCCGGCGAACTCCCCCTTGAAATGCTTCAGGATCTTCGAGAACCGGACCACTTTGTTGAAGGCCTTCTCGTCGAAGTAGATGTCGTCCCTCTCCCAGTCCGCATACCAGCGGTCGACGGCGAGGCGGACCATCTCGCAGCTCGGAAGAGAGCCGTCGCGGACCGCCTTCGCATAGTCGTGTACCCTACTGATCGTCGATTTCGCCTTCATCGTTATCCTCGTATATGGCGGCGAAGAACGCCTTCATCTTCTTATCCTTCGGGTCTTCCGCGTCGACTCTGATGCGCTGCTTGTCGACCGGCGAGAAGCCGAAGTTCGAGCCTATCTTCAGGAGCATCTCCAGGGCCTTGTTCCTTTGCGCGACGGCCGGATTCGGGAAGAGGATGGTGTTGCCGTTCTTGTCTTCTCCAGGAATGATGGCTCCGCGCTTCCGGATGTCCTCGCAGCACGTCATGAAATGATCGTACTCGACGGCATAGAAGAAGATCTGGGAGAGGAAGGATTCCTCCAGCATCCCGAGCGCCGCCACCTTGCGGACCGTGCGCCAGTAGATGTCCCGCGTCCTGCGGGTCGCCGACTGGAGCCCGGAGACCTGGCACTTGCCGACATCGGCGAGCTGGATCTTCTCACCGGAGACCGACGCGGGCCGGTCCCGGTCCTTTCGGTCGGTCCCACGGAGCTGAAGTAGTTCCTTCGGAAGCGGTTTTCGTCCTCTCATCTAAAGTAACGCTTTAAGTGTGGCTGGCGGTCGCGCGCAGGTGCGTACAGGAGACCACCCGCCCGGCACCCCAGAATGCCCCAATTTCGACAGCGCGCCTTCTTGAC